AGAGAAATTCCGATACAGCATATTATGCTAATTGATTATCAGTAGTTTATGGCTTAAAAGATAGACTGCTCAAAAAATTACTTGTTTTTTCGTCAAAAATCGAAGATTTAACACTTTTCTTCGTTGCCAGTCTCAAAACAGAGGGAAAATGGGGAAAATCGCTCTCTTTCGCCTCGAAACCTCCGCTTCGCAAAGATAAGGTATATCGGGGATTATTTCGCCGGTTCAGGCTGCAAAATGGAAGACAGATTCACAGATTTCCGGGTTGTTTTCTTGTGACCTGGTAGGAGGTGAGTATTGCTTTGCTTGGAGTTGTATTTTGCTCAATCTTCATACTTAGATTGCTCATATTTTGCAGCCAAAAGAGAAAGTCTATAGGTCTGGTTCGGCTTGGTTTGGGCGAAGCTATCTCTTTTTCTCCCCTTTGTTAGCTTTACTTTAATGAACGTATATATGAATACGGAGATAAAGTAAAGTTGGTTTCGATAATTTATGCTGTGATTCGCTTGAAAAAATGTTGTGTAATAGGGATGATTCGTTGGAAAAAGTGTAACTAAATTCGATTTATTCGCTTGAAAAAATGTATTTAACCTTGGTTTATTCGCTCGAAAAAGTGTAATTTTGTAGCGGAAAGAATAAGATTGCGTTATGCTTAAAAGGAAAATAGAAACATATTTAGCTAATTGGAAAGAGGCCGAGGGCAGAAAGCCCCTTGTGATAAAAGGTATTCGCCAGTGCGGGAAGGCATATATTGTCCAGAAATTCGCAAGGGAGAATTATGAAAGTGTGGTCTATATGAACTTCATTCTTGAACCTGACAAGAAGTCTGCCTTTACTGGCAATATAGATGTCGATACCATCATTCTCAACCTCTCTGCTTTGATTCAAGGCAGTCGGTTCATTGAAGGGAAAACCTGCATTATCCTTGACGAGATTCAGGAATGTAAGGAAGCAAGGACAGCCTTGAAGTCATTTTATATAGACGGACGTTTTGATGTTATTGCCACAGGTTCTCTTTTAGGAGTGAAAGGCTATGGTCAAAGCAAGAAAAAGAAAGAGGATGTCGGGCAAGATTCTGTTCCTGTCGGATATGAAACCGTAATTGATATGTACCCATTGGATTTTGAGGAATTTCTATGGGCAAACGGAATCGGTGAGGCTGTTATCGATTCTGTCAAATCATGTTTTGAGAACGAAAAGGCTGTTCCCGATGGGATTCACAAGGCAATGATGGAGCTGCTATACAGATATGTTATTGTAGGAGGGCTGCCGGAAGTGGTGAATTGCTTCCTTGAAACCAAGAATATCGAACTCATATATAAGAAGCAGCGTAATCTTATTGCCGGATACGAAGAGGATATGGTTAAATATGCAGATGATGCGGACAAATCTAATATCCGTGAATGTTTTGAATCCATTCCGAAGCAATTAGCCAAGGAGAATAAGAAATTCCAATATTCCATAGTCAAAAAGGGAGGAAGGTCTTCTCAATACATCGGTAGCATTCAATGGTTGGAGGATGCCGGAATAGTCCGTAGGTGCTATAACACGCAGATTACGGAACTGCCGTTGGAGGGCAATTCCATCAAAGATTGTTTCAAAGTGTACACTACTGACATAGGTGTCCTTGTAGCAATGCTCGACTATGGCACTCAGGCTGATATATTGAAGGGGAATCTTCTTGGATATAAGGGAGCTATCTTTGAGAACCTCATGGCGGATTTCCTGTGTAAGTCCGGACAGAAGCTATACTATTTCCATAAGGACAGTGGGCTTGAACTGGACTTCTTGGTAAGGTTCAAAGGCGAATGCGTCATCCTTGAAGTCAAGGCTAAGACCGGTAAGGCAAAAAGTATGGCTACCATTCTTAAAAATAAGGATGTGTATCATGTCAAGAATGCAATCAAGTTGGGGCAATATAATGTAGGACGTGAGGGAGATATACTCACCATTCCGTTGTATATGGGATTCCTTGTCGAAGACAGGCTTGCGGACGTTATCATTCCTGATGTTGATGTGAGTCTGTTGACTACTATTTAAAAATTTTGATTATGGCAAAACAGATATTAGTTGGAATTGAAGAACAGAATTTGAATGAGGTGGCTCACTATCTGGTGATATACTTCCCATACAATGAGGAAATGTGTAGCTATACAGATGATTGGCTTGGTGAGCTATATGAAAACAAGTATCCTTTGGTTTCTAAAGGGATGTGGTCTGGCATAATTGACTTGAAAGTTCATAAACTTCTTGATTGGAAACCAGAATATGGAACTTTATATCTTCAAGCTAAGGTATGTGATAGCGGAACCTATTTCTTGCTTGATAAAGATAAAAAGGTAATATGTAAAATTACCGATTATGTACCTAATGGCTTAATTCCGGAGGCGGATGATTGTGGGGATTATATCCGTTTAAGAATCAAACATGACGGTATGATAGAAAATTGGATGGAGAAGCCAGACTTTTCCGACTTTATTAAAGATGCTGATGCTGTTAAGAAAATTGATACGAGCATAGAAGAAGAACCAATACTCGACACTAAAGTAGAGTTCACTTATAGCCATCTTATGGCAAAACTGCTTCGTCTTCCGAAATACCTACAATTGGAAATAGGGAAGGCACTGATAGCAAATGCATCAGAAGGTTTTGAGGAAGAGGATGATGAAGATTCTCTCTAATCAGATGGAAGATTAAGAATGATATACAGCTGCAATAATTTGATTATTAAAAGTATAATTCTATGGATATATTAAGTCTCACCAAAGTAACATCATCGTTCATCCTAACTTTAATAGAAAGAGACGATGGACAAAAGAAACAAATTTTGGAGACGCCAACAAATGGCTCGTGTGTTTAAGGCTCGCATGATTCTTTATGCCGCTTATGGTCATTGCATCATTCGTGAGGATGGAAGCTATTATGAGCATCCCCGTTGGTTTGAATTGGCAAAAGAGAAATGGGCACAAGTTTACAAAACAACAGGTACTCCGTGTAGCTGTTGGATGTGCAGGGGATTCGAATATGACCGCAAGGAGTATAAGAAAGAGACTCGGCGGATTATTCGGGAATCAATGGAGTGAGCTAAATGATAAGGAACTGAATCTGTGTATTAATTGCATAGGTTCAGTTTTTATTATGCGGCATATAGGCAAAAGGTTACGTGGATTTTCTCAGAAAGCGATGTGTGATATGGAATTTATTTGCTAATTTTGCGCTGAGTTTGAAACGATATAAAAACTAACAATGCAAAGAAATAGCATGAACATATTATCGAAGGTCACAATTTGGGGTAACAAACGCCCTGAATCTGTACTGTGTGTTCATGTCTTTGGCATTGAACCTTGTATTATAAATACTTTCCAACGAAGAACATAGCATGGTGTAGTTTATTCTACCCCTGATTGAAAATATAAACTGAATAGTTGGAGAGTCTTTACCGAACATTCCAACTATTTTGTTTTTATACCCATTTGTGACAGTTATCTTACGATGCTTTTCTGTCATTTCCGTCTGATGGGTGATTGACAAACAGATTATTAACGTGCAGCGATGCACATAAATTGAGAAGAAATGAATTATAAATTTGATGGCAGTAAGGTATTTTTTACATCTGATACCCACTTTTTGTATCGGAATTTCTCTCAAAAGAAGATCTTGAAATTCTGCATGAAAACATAGAGTGTTTTGCGTACGGACAGTCTGATTTATACAAACCAATCCGTTCAAAAGTAGATAATTCCCTCCGTTCTATCGACCTGATGCATTTCGTATGGAACATCGGGGAAAGATTGGACATTTCTCTTATAGACAGAGCAACCTTCATACATACGATATTCCCACATGAACTAAAAGATGCTTCGATTAAATATCTGGCTAAAAATCTCCGGACATGCGGAGTTTGCAAAATAGCCCTTGATATTCCTAAAACCGGAGATTATCATTTCAAAATTACGAAATTTTGTACTGTTTAAATTTTGCAAATAAGACAAAAAATATCTCAAATACGACAAAATACGCGCTTTTAATATTTTAACATATAAACAGCTACATAGTCGCTTCCGTAAATACGACAGATACGTCCGAATAGGTTGTATTCGTTCGCAGTTCGACCGGTAGTTCCATGAGTTGCGACACTTTCAGTGCAATCGCTCGGCTCATATAAATATCATCGTGCTTACCCTCGACAGCCCCATAGCTACCGTCGGGCTTTAACTCATACCACTCGATTTCATCCAACGCCCGCTTGTCGCGTTCGATATAAAGGATTTCGCGCAGGCGTTTGGTCATCTGCGTAACAAGGTCTGTTTTACTGGCAGCGTTCGTGTGGAACCCGTAACGCTTCGGTCGTCCCTCGCGGATCTGTACGGGGTCTGTCCGCGAGAACAGATTATCATAGTGTTCTTTTATCGTGTCGAGAATCGTCAGCGTATGGTCTCCCTCCTGTCCTTTGGGGTCGAGGCTGTTCGCTTCGACGGCCAGCAGTGCATGACAGAACCACTCGGCGACCTGCACGGCCCGCCACACCGTCAAATCTTGGTCGAGGTGAAAACGATAGGTGGCGATACACTCCTCCACACCGCCGTCGATCATCGCCGCGCGGTCGATTACCGAAATCACGCTGTAATCGGCATTGGGGTTACGGCCGCCGATGTCGAGTGCCACCACATAACGATCGGCGATGCGGCGTGAGGTGTCGGGTAATTTCCATACGTAGAAATCACCTGTCGGCGTGGGCACGAAACGAATGTTTTGCAGCACTTCGGGGCCACACGTCGCATCGGCCACCAGCTCGCCGACATAGAGCGGCTCGCGGGTATATGGCCGGAGTTGCCGAACGTAGAGCGGATCGTGCGCGGGGCGCCCGGTGGTCTGGAACGCTTCTTCGGCTGTTGAGGGAAACTCGCTGCACATCTGCCAATCGGTCGAATACTCGCGTCGCTTCTCCCTGTACCAATTCAATCCTTCCAGCGTTGCGCCGGCATGGAATCGCGCCAGCTCGTCGCGTGTCATGGAGTGCACGAACTCCGTCTTTTGCCGCTCGCTGACGAACGGCTTATAATATATGTCTATCTCGTACCATGCCACGAATAACGGCGTATAGGCCGATCGTCCGTCCACCGCCTCGCACCATGTATCGTGGAAAAAGTTGCCGATTCCTTTGGCCGTCGATTCCAGCACGACGACCGTGAACGGCTCGCGCGGCACGGAGCCGAGAATCGTCTGTATCACATCTTCCGGTTTGCGTTCCTTCGTTTTTTTCCACAAACCGACTTCTGACAAATGAGCCATCTTCATATCACCCGAACGGAGGCTGTCAGGCTTCTGCATGGAGCCGATCGAGACGACACAATCCCGATCGACGAGCATTTTATTTTTACTCGAACCTTCGAAATTACAGAATTGAACGGAACATATTTCGACCGGATGCCGCCGGGCCATGCGCGAATACATCGCACGGATCGTTCGCGCCTGATCCTCCACGTCGGCCACGATCACGCTGTTCCATCCCGAACGATGGAACAGTTGTATCCATGCCATGAACATCTGCACGACCGTACTGCCGCCCCATTGCCGGGCTTTGAGCAGCACGATACGCACGGGCTTTCCCGCGAATAGGTCACAAAGAAGGATGCGTACCAATTTGAGTTGCGCCCATCGCAGCTTGAACGGCACAAGGCGGCCCGACGTTTTGTCGAAGATTTTGACGCACGAAATACACCAAAACTCGAAATCATATACAGCGCGGAGCCTATGAACGGCCCTGCACATTGCCCCGGGGTCGATGCCTTCTGCGACGGCATAACGTTCGACCCCGCCGGCAGCAATAATAGCGGCGACGGTCGGTGTTATCGCCATATAGACAGGGATAAGAACATAGCTGTCAGACGTAAAATAAAGCCGGACACGCTCGATGGGTGACCCTTCGCCGGTGAGAGGATTGTACGAAGCAAAAAGTCGCTTTACCCGAATTTCATTCTGAGCCAGTATTGCCCGGACATCAGATGCGCCCGTTGATGATACGCCGGACATAATTCGGACTTAACCCGATCACGGGGTCTTTGCATATCATATCCACGAAATAAGTCTTGGACAGATATTTCAGCCGTTCGGGATTCTCGGCCCGTTCACGTGCGAGCATCTCTTCGTAACGGCGGCGTATTTCGTTGTGTCTCTTCAAAATCTTTTCGGGAACCTCGTCCCGCACCCGTTTTCCTTTGCTCATAGTGATATGTTTTCTGCGTTCACCGCAATAATAGCGATAATTATAACTTCTTGAAAACTAACAAACAACATACTTTTACAACAGAATATATCACGCACAAAATCAATCGGTAAAAATGCAGGAAGAAAACACCGTTCAAGAACAGGAACAAACGCCGCGCGTCTCGCGTGTGCGCGAATACATGACGGCCAAATTCCCCGACAGGGAATTCGGCGACGACAGCGAGCTGGAACAGGCACTTTACGATTATCTCACGCAAAGCGACAAAAAGATCGCAGGCCACGAAGCGGCCAACAAGACGATCATGGAGGTCGTACAAGCCTATCCCGAATTTGCACAAATCATCGAGGACGTGGCCAACGGAATCCCCGTACAGGTCGCTATCGCCCGGCAGTTCGATCCATCGGAGTTGGCCGTGCCGGAGGGAGAGCCGGACTACGAAGCCTACAAACAAGCCGCCGAGGAACGCACCAAACGTCTCGCGGACATGAAAGCCCGTGTCGAAACCCGCGAAAAGAATATGGCCCGAAGCAAAACGGACGTCGATGCGTTCTTCGCCGAACAAGGGCTGAGCGAGGAAGAGCAGCAGCAATTCGTCGCATGGGTAGACAACGAAATCCTCGCCAACCTGCTCGACGGCAAGGTGAACAAAGAAATCCTTACGAAACTCTATCAAGGATGGGTGTACGATACGGCTGTCGCCGAGGCCCGCGAGACAGGTAAGGTCGAAGGACGCAACGAACAAATCGAGACCCGCCGTGTACGAACGCAAAAGACCGACGGACTGCCGGCAGACGGCGGCGGCGTTGAGGCAACATCTGCCGTCAAAACGGACAAAGATATAATCGACGAGGTGATAACTCGCCGCAACAAACGAAGATTCTAATCAATTACCGACAATATGAAAAACAACAAATTTCTCTACGGCCTGTTCGCCGTCTGCGCATGTGCCGTAAGTGCGTATCTGTTTCATGAACTCCTCGCATGGTTCGCGCCGGACGATCTGGGCGGGGTTCTCGTGGCTGCCGGCAGCGCAGCGGCGACCGCCGATCAGACGATGCGGGGCACGGTTCTGACCACCAAGACGCCGAAAAAAGACGGGACGATCGAGGAACAAGACATCAACCGCCCGACGATTTCCAAGAAGATCACAAAGATCAACCCGTCGCTGTTTCCGATGGATACAATCCTGCGGGAAATCGAGACCGTCCCGTGCAAATCAGTCGAATATCAGTATTACAGCGTGCGCGGACGCGGTGTGCAAAGTAAGATCAAAACGGCCTACGCCGTCTCCGGCGAAGCGAGCGGAGCGAAACAAATCACCGTAACGAACGCGCACATCTTCTCGGTGGACGGCAACGTGCTGTTTCCGACCTTCGAGGTCGATAACGACACGAAGGTCGCCTCTCCCGTCGCATCGGGCGGCATCTCGCTCAATCCGCTCATCTGCCACATCGTCGCCACAGACGCTATCAGCCAAGACAAAATCACGATTTTCCCGCTCAACGCGGCAACGCTGCCCGCGCTGCCGGCCGATACGCCGCTCTATCGTCTCGGCGTCGCCAAGCACGAAAACGCGGGTATGTCCGAAGACCCCAGCCAGATGCCGTACAGCGACAGCAACTACTGCCAAATCCACATGACGACCGTATCGGAAGGTCTCTACCAGAAACTCACCGAGAAAGACGTACAGTTCGGGCTGCTCGACATGAAGGAACAGGCGCTTCTGGATTTCCGCATGACCAACGAGGCCGATGCGCTGTTCGGAGTGAAGCAGCAGATCGTCGATCCCATCTCCCGAAAGGTGAAATACATGAGCGACGGGATGCTCCGCAAGATCGACAAACGCCTCGACATGGGGACCGAGAGCAAGATCACCAACGACCTTATCTACGGCTGGGCCTCGGACATCTTCTGCGGCAACAACGGCAGCGAACGCCGCGTCATGTTCTACGGCAAAGACTTCGGCCGCCAGATCGCGGGGGCCTCTACCGTCGTCAAACAGCTCGAAGCCGGTAATACCGAGGTCGTGTTCGGTATCACATTCCACCGTATCGCCACGCCCGATGGAGAGCTGCTGATGAAGCCCCACGACCTGCTGAACGAATACGGATACAGCAAGGCCGCAATCGTGATCGATCCTGCGAATATCTATCGTGCCGAGCGCAAACCGCTGGAAGCGACGGAACTCGAACGCGATAAGGTCGGACTTTCCCGCTCGACGGACGTGCGAATCGACGAAAGCCATACGCTCGCAGTTCTCAACCCCGACACCCATGCGGTTATCACGGTAAAATAAACACACCATAGCAGAGGTACGACCTCTGCTGCCTAAACAGACCTACGACATGGCTACATTCTATGTACTCAACAACAAGAAATACCGCACATCCGTCCGCCTTCGGGACGGACGGCTGGAAGCGATACGTTTCGAGCCGGAGGTTTACTTCGGCGGTATCGGCCAAAGCACCTATACCACCTCCGATCCGGAGGTTATCGAAGCTCTCAAAAAACATTATGCCTACGGAACTACTTTCTGGGAAAAGGAACCGACCGCAGAGGCCGACACTTCGGCACCGAACGACATACCCGTCGATTTGGAAGCGCTACTGCCCGACCCTGACAACGCGATTCGGGAGGAAACCGTAACGTCGGTGGCATCCGCCCGGGCATGGCTGCAAGCCAATCTCGATTACGTCATTCCGGCAGGCATGAAGAAGGACGACATCAAAATCGAAGCGGCGAAACGAAACGTACTGTTCATCCAATGGTAGGAATGCGCAAATACATCATCACAAAGGCACTGCGGTGCATCGACGAGGTTTACCCCGACGATAACGATGCCAACGGGCCGCACTTTCCGTTGGAGGAGTTCATCGACGAAGCGGGCAGGCGGGTGTTGCTGGCTGCTCCGTTGCACGTAATCCCGAATCGGGCTGCTCTTACGGAGTGCGTGTTGAGGCCGCACACCGACGGAAGCGGCGAAATCGACCTGCCGGACGATTTTCTCAAACTCGCACGCTTGCGTATGGAGGGCTGGCAGCGTCCGGTGCTGGCGGCGATTCCGGAAGAACATCCCGCCGCCCGACGTCAGTATCACCCCGTAACGCGGGGCGGTACGGCAAAACCCGTCGTACTGCTTACACACGGTGGGACACGGCTCCGGTATTTCAGCGTAACAGAGGCACAGCACCGCATCGCCGAAGGTGAATACATCGCTTACACGAGCCTCGACGACACCTACCCCGAACGGCTCGCAGAGACTACGGCATGGATGCTCGGAGCATTGGTATTAGGCGTGGCCAACGATGCAAACGGAGCGAAAACGGCCGAGGCACGCGCAATGGAAATACTCTCTGCATTATGAAATTCGACGTGAAGATAGACTGCATGGCGCTGTTCAACGAGTGCATGGATCAAACGCTCATCGACTACCGCAACCGCACGACAGAAACCGGACAATCCATCGCGGCGACGCATACGCTCGACCGGTCGCTGCTCGATACGTTCTACGTCAATCTTCACAGCGTGTCCAAGGCCCTCCGTACAGCCCTCCGAAAACAGGTCTGCGAGGTGCTGTTCATCCCCGACCTGTTGCAATATCGGATGTACCTCGACCCCGGCATACCACCGGAGAGTATCGCAGTTGAGGTAAAAGACGCGCTGAAATACGGGATGCTCTGCTGGTGGTACGGCGGGCGGGACATTCCGCTGTTCCAACTTTACCGCTCCTTATACGAAACCACAGTAGAAAGGCTGCGCGACCAGATACGCAGTACCCATACCGAAAGACCTTACCGCATATTATGATTACGCGCGAAAACAAACTCTTCCGGCTGTCATGGCTCAAATCCAACCTTTTCCGTGCTACGAGTACGGAGACGGCCTACAACGCCCGCATGTTAGAAAACGAGACAGGGCAAGATATGTTCGACCGATACGCCATGACGATCGACGAGCGCCCCTTCTTCGACGAGCACATCGCGCAAGCGTTGCTCGCCCTGTTGCATCATTTCCGACGCATTGTACCGGACTGCCAGCCGATAACGACCGAGGGCGACGCATGCGGCCTTACGTTCGCAGCCCGCGTAAGCCGCGACGAAGATGAATTTTACAGCCACGCAGAGCTGCAAGGCGTCGAACGGAGCGCCACCGAAATATTGCGCTACTATATACTCGCCGAATGGTATTTGTCGATTCGCGCCAATGATCTGTGGACTGCCTATACACAAAAACTCACCGCAGCCGTCGCCACGCTGTCGTCCTACCTGTTCCGGTTTTACCGTCCCGTATTACGACGCGCCCATCGGGTATCTCCGTGCCCCGAAGAATATTCGCAGCACGGAGAAATACAAATCATCGACGCAGGCCTGGTTTAACAAGTCAATATCAATGCAATGGAATTAAATACTATTCACCTAACGGATGCTTTGAACGGCCTGAAATCGCTTCCCGATGAATCGGTGGACTGCATCGTTACGTCGCCTCCCTATTGGCAGATGCGAGACTACGGCATCGGCGGAATCGAGTGGCCGGACGGTTGGTTCGGACAGTTGGGTTTGGAACCTACACGCGATAGTTACATAGCGCATTTGTGCCACATCTTCGACGAGTGCCGTCGAGTATTGAAATCCTCCGGTTCATTGTGGGTAAATTTGGGAGACACATACAGCAATCCGCCTAAATACAACCGACCGCAAAAGATCGAATGGCACGAACATTCAAAAAACAATTCATGCCTAAATAATCAACAGGTCGATACAGCACGCCTTCGTATCCTCCGTAAATCATTGTGCAATATTCCGAATAAGTTTGCCGATGAAATGATCTTCCGCGAGTGGATTCTGCGCAATGAAATCATTTGGCATAAACCGGCCTGCATACCGTCAAGCGTCCACGACCGCTTTACGGTAGATTTTGAAAAGATATTTTTCTTTACCAAAAACTGCCGTTATTACTTTCAACAGCAATTCGAACCTTATGCCCCTGCAACGTTCATCCGTTATCAGAGGCCCCATAATCTGAGTGGAAAAGGAATAGAATACCGGAGAATCAGCGGACGGCCCAAAGGAAAAATCGACATAAATCCTCACGGACGGAATATGCGATGTGTATGGCGCATCCCGTATGAACCGAGTAAAGAGGCGCATTATGCCATGTATCCAATGCGATTGGTCGAAATTCCAATTAAAGCCGGATGTCCCGAAAGCGGAATCGTCCTCGACCCTTTCATGGGTAGCGGCACGACGGCCGTCGTAGCACGACGATTAGGAAGAAAATACATCGGATTCGAGCTGAATCCCGACTACATCGACATTTGCCGGAAACGGCTGAAACAAGGCAATTTATTTTCATAAAACCACATCAAATGGAAAATCACGAAATATTGCGATACATCGTCGATCTGACCGGTATAGAAAGCCGTGCATTTCATCGGGCGCTCCTGCTCGAAGCAGTCGTTTGGTGTGCGATGATCGGCGCCGTGATAATCGACTTTACGACCGGTATCCGTAAAGCAAAAGTATTGAAAATACCCAGAGACAGTCATGGTTTCAGACGTTCGTTCTCGAAATTCGGCGACTACGGGAAAGTAACGGGAATGCTCATGTTATTCGACCTGCTGGCTATTCTGTTCGGCATCTATTCGCTTCCGTATGCCTCCGGCGTGGCGGCCGTGGGTGTCGTCTATACCGAGTATCGTTCCGTCCGCGAAAATCTCAAAGCGATAAAATCCTCGGCGGTGGAGATGACAACTATCGTAGAGTTGTTGGCCAAAGCCAAAGACCCTAAAAAGATAACCGAACTATTGCTCCAATACAATGAGGTGAAAAATAACGCCAGCCGGCAACAACCTAAAAATAACGATACGAAATGAAAATCTTGATCGACAACGGGCATGGCCGCGCCACGGCCGGAAAACGCTCTCCCGTATGGCCCGACGGGAAACAACTCTTCGAATACGAATTTAACAGGGACATCGCCCGACGAATGCATGAGGCGCTGACCGCACGCGGGACCGACAGCGTGCCGGTCGTTCCCGAAATCGACGATATTCCGCTGGCGGAACGCACCCGCCGTGTGAACGAGATCGCCGCACAGGTCGGCCCGGAAAATTGTCTGCTCGTCTCGATTCATGTCAACGCCGGAGGCGGCACGGGATGGGAAGCGTGGACATCCGTCGGAGAAACGGAAGCGGATAACTATGCGACGATCTTTTACGAAGAAGCCGCCCGTGCATTTCCCGAACAGAGGATGCGTATGGACACGACGGACGGCGACCCGGACAAAGAGGCGCATTTTTATCTGCTCCGACATACGACCTGCCCGGCCATTATCACCGAGAATTTCTTTATGGACACGGAGGCCGATTGCCGGCTGATTCTCTCGGAGGAGGGCCGCAAACGTGTAGCCGACATGCACGTTTCGGCGCTGCTTCGCTGTATCGAATATCACCGAAACAAATAACCTGTCGCTATGAAAATCTATTACGATTCCAAACTCGCAAAGAGCCTGTTGTTCGGCTCGTTCAAAACCTGCATGTTCTTCGGCGTCGTGCTGACCGAGTACACCGCATTGTCTGAAAAAGTGAAACGGCATGAGGGGATTCATGTCCGGCAATATTGGGAATGTCTCGCCGCCAGCGTCGTATTGTGGTTTCTCCTCCATGTAGGAGCCGCGTTGCTGGGCGGCCATGTATCCGCATGGTGGCTGTTGTTCGTGCCGACGACCTTCTACCTGTTGTATGGGGTCGAATGGCTGATTTCTTACGTCTATCACATTCTCCAAGGCGATGCACGCGACCGATGGAACGACGCAGCCTACCACGCTTCCGCCTTTGAGATGGAGGCATACGCGCACGAAGCCGAGGCCAACTACCTGTCCTCGCGCCGTTGGTTCGCGTTCGTCAAATATTACGGAAAACTCTGATGCATCATGAAACGCGCCTTACTCATAGCCTCCGTTCTGTCGCTCTGCATGGTAAGTTGTTCACCCAGCAGGGTATTGGTGCAAAGCCGCCAGACCGATAGCGTGCGGATAGACGAGAAAATCCGGATTCGAACGCAAATAAAATATGTTCCGGTCATCGTACATATTCCCGATCAGCAAACGAGCGTAATAGCCGAGCCATCCGACACATCGCACCTCGAAACGAAATATGCCGCCTCCGATGCCTTCATACGTCCCGACGGGAAATTATATCACGACTTACGGAATAAGCCGCAAGAGAAGTCCGAAATCGTCCCCGTCGAGATTACGGACACAACGGCGACGAGTACGATCGTCCGGCAGGAACAAGAGCGGATCGAGGTACCCGTACCGATGCCCCTCACATGGTGGCAGCGGTTCTGGAATATATCGGGAAAAATCGCATGGGGACTGCTGGCCGGAGCGATTATCGGTATCATCGTGCGACGAAGATTATAGTTATGGAGAGTTGCCGTGCCCATACGATCATTGCAGGAACGAGCTTCGCCATGCTGATTACCGCGTTGAGGGACGACGTGGAATTACCGGAGGAATTGCCCGACACGATTCCCTCCGCGTGGCTCGACAACCTCGACCGTTACCGCATCGTGCTGTTGTTATCGACCTCCAAACACGGCCCGAAGGCGATTGCCGGAACCGCTGCGGAATACGAACTGAAAATCGAGCGACGCGACAGCGCTCGCTACTTCGTAAATATTCCGGCCTCGGCGACCGAGGAAATGGAGGAAGGCGAAATTGTCCTTACCGTCGAATTGCAGGATACGCAGACCGATACGGTAATGAAAGCCGAACGGCGCACGGTTCCACTTGTCAAAGCAAGACTATGAAACTACTCTGCATATTGCAACAAGGCGATTTGTCCGTAACCGACGGCTCGGTTCTTTCTCACCGACTTTATTTCGACTTCGCAAACCGCATAGGCATCGACGGAAAAGACGGTGAAGATGGAACAGACGGAACGGACGGATTGACGCCGGAAATCGGCAAGGATGGAAATTGGTGGATCGGAGACCGAAATCCCGGAGTACCGGCCGTCGCATTCCGCAGTTACGCATCGCTGGCCGCCTTCCCGAAACAGGGGAATAACGACATGCTCTATCTGGATGAAACAACGAACCGGTTTTATCGCTGGGACGCGCCGGCACAAAACTATCGCACGGTCAGCCCCGACTACAACGACATCAAAATAATCGACGGCGGAAACGCACAATTCTAAACTACATGGCCACGATAACGGTAAAAAGCAAAATCATCGTCCGCAACGATACCGACGCGAATTGGGTATCGGCAAATCCCGTGCTGCTGAAAGGCGAAGCCGGATATTGTACAGACAAACTCTGCCTCAAATTCGGCGATGGCTCGACGAAATGGAACGACCTCCCCAAATTCGGCGGACAATCCGTTATCATTCAGAGCACGGCGCCTTCGGATGGAAGCCAACATACCTACGAGGAGGGGACATTTTGGATCGACCTTTCTGCATCCTCTCCCGAAATCTACATATTGATCCAACGGGAGAGCGACAACCGCGAGTGGCTCCAACTCATCACGGCCGAGGCACTCGCAGCAAAAGGGGCGATGCTGGCAAAGGATTTTGCAAAGGAAAGCGAAGCCGGTGCCAAGACCGGATATGTCGATAAGGCACTCTCAGCCGACAAGCTCAAAACGGCCCGAGCTGTTACATTGGCAGGAGCCATCACGGGAAACACGACCTTCGACGGTAGTAAGGACATATCTATCGAAACATCGCTGAAACCACTCGAAGAACAGGACATCCCTGAGCTGTCTTTATCTAAAATCAAAGACGCAGGAACGGCGGCCGCGTGCAACACGGGCACCGAAGCAGGACAAATACCCGTAATCGGGGAGGGCGGAAAGCTCAACGAGGCACTGATCCCTCAGCAAACACTTACGACCGACAATGTGAACGAGGGCAAAAAAAATCTTTACTATACGAATGAGCGAGTAACCAATTACTTGCAAGACACCGCAAACACCTTTGTAATGGATGGAGGAAACGCATGATGAATGAACTGATAACCATACACACCCGATTTCAACACAGGCGGGCGACAGCGGCTCGCTGGGCAGAAGTCAATCCCATATTACGAGAAGGAGAACTCGGCATAGAACTCGATACACGGCGTATGAAATTTGGCGACGGCGTAACGAGGTGGAACAGTCTGGAATATTGCTCGAAAGAGATTCTTCCGGCATCGGCCACAGAGCTGGGCGGGATAAAAGCCGAGGGGAAAACTAACGGATATAGCGTCGAAGTACGCATAGACCCCAACACACACAAATTATACGTGCCAGACTATCCCCAAATTCCAAAACTCGGAGCCGTAGCAACCAGCAACGACTACAACGACCTCAATAACAAACCCGATATTCCGGCCCAATATTCGCTGCCCGCAGCATCGGAAACCGCACTCGGAGGCATAAAGGCCGCAAGCAAAACCGTAGAATATACCGTTGAGGTAAAGAAAGACCCTGCTACGCACAAACTCTATGTCCCGGCATCGACGGTATCGGGAGAATCGCCCGATAACGGAATATTGCCCGGACTGATCGTGAAAATAAGTTACAAACGACAGGATAAAAGCACACATTTTACGAACGAGACAGCGGCAATAATGAACGGCGACATTTATTTCCGTCCGTTATGCAGTCTCGAACATTTCAATCGAATCTTACCCAACTTATATATCGGGCTGGCAAGGTGTAATTCCCGTTCACATAAAATAATCATGCAAAAGCCCACAAAAAAACAAATAGGTTGGCATATCGTGGGAAACCCGTCCTATAAACTTTCTTCACAAGAACGGTATCCGCAGAAAACCGTATTTACCGAAAAATTCAATGACCACCCACGTTGGACATGGAACGACACAGTACCAGTGGCTGTCGCCGACTTAATTTCGGAATATCACGGAGAATGGATCAAGTTTCCGTATGATCTGGAAACGATTGCCAGACGTTTTATTTATATGTATCAAATACAATATCAGACGCCAAAAATATATACGGTTCTTCCGATCGACACGCTACAAGGGACACAAGTTAAAGACGGTTTCCTTAAAATAAGTACCATTCGTCGCAGAGTATCATTGGATATGTCTCGAACTACGGCAAGCGATTTTTACGCCTCGGTAAACCTCGGATTGTGTTTTTGTCGGTCCGAGACCGAGCCGCCGCATTTACAACGAACATTATTAGGACCAATTCTGCCTCAACGAGTGATAATCGTCCGTAAATACGGTCTCAACAAAGTTTACTATTTGATGAAAAGCCCTGAAAGAAGAAGTCGCATCACAAAATAGGTCTCCAAGAGGGAGCGCAAATGTATCGGTTAAGACTGGATGCTGAGCCATCTGTCATTGGTAAAAACTGGAACCCCGAAAGGCGGTACTGTCATTGGTTAGAACTGTTTGCTACACCCTCTTGGTTTTTATTTATTTTTGAGATCACTCCGATTCTACTCATCTAAAAAAATTCTTGCCCGCAATATTTGGTATTTTGGCATTTTTGCCTTACTTTTGTTCCCGCTTCCCGATTATGGGGTATAAGCAGGCCCGGAGAGGTGGGTGAGTGGCTTATACCACCGGTTTGCTAAACCGGCGTGCGGGGTAACTCGCACCACGAGTTCGAATCTCGTCCTCTCCGCAAAATGAAAACCACCGATTTTTTTGGTGGTTTTTTCATATCCAAAAGGTTTTCTAATAGTTTTCCAAAAATAATTTCATCGGCTCAGTTGTAATTCTTGGGGGATTAAGTTTAGTCAATTCCCTTCATGCATATACCTTTGCTAGCCTAAAAAGGAAGA